GCTACGATAGAAGACTCTCTTCTTGAAGCAGGCGCTACACACGATGAGTATTCAATACTAGAGCTTTATCAGCTAGCTCAGCCGTTTTGTTTGGAAATGTTTAAAAATAATAATATTTCGTTTACGACATCCTGGCCATCTTATAAGGAGGATGATCGTGTTGGCTAATGAAATGGGCGAGCCTATTCAAAAAGAAATCTTCGGCGAGGGCATTTGTACGGTATGTGGTCAAGATGTTGAGCCTACCCTGCACAAAGGCAAGCTGGCAACCTTATTATGGTGCTCTTCAGTATGTACCCAGTCTTATGCAGAGCGGTTTTTAACCAATAAACAGGCAATGTTCTTTAGAGAATACTTGATGGACTTGAATGCGACTCAAGCGGCGATTCGGTCGGGCTATTCAGCCAAGACGGCAAGGGTAATTGGCTGTGAAAACTTAACTAAACCGGCTATAAAACAAGCCATTAGCTTGGCTATGATAGAACGGGCGAGTCACTTAAAGCTGACGGCTACTAAGGTCATGACGGACATTGAGCTAGTGAGATTAGATGCCATTAAACCGTTAGGTGCGCAAACGATGAATAATCATTCGGCGGCCTTGAAGGCTAGTGAACTGCAAGGCCGGCATATGCAGTTGTTTGTTGATAAGGTTGAGGTTAAGTTAACCGATACCATTGCCGATAGACTGCAACGGGCTAGGGAGCGGGAAAAAGATGCGGGTTGATTTAGAAACTGAGCTGATCAATAAGATTGCTACCTTTACTCATGACCCGTTGGGCTTTGTGCTGTTTGCCTTTGAGTGGGGTGTTGGCCCTCTAGTTGAGTTTCCCAATGGCCCTGATAGTTGGCAGCGAGAAATATTAACGGAAATTGCTCAGCAACTTCGCGCCGGTATCTCGGCAACTGAGGCGATACAGATAGCGGTGGCATCAGGTCATGGTATCGGTAAGTCTGCCTTAGTCGCTTGGTTAATCGAATGGGCAATGTCTACCTGTGAAGATTGCAAGGGCGTGGTGACAGCTAATACAGAGAATCAGCTTAAAACTAAAACGTGGGCGGAGTTGGCCAAGTGGCATAGACTCTGTATTACCGCGCACTGGTTTAAGATGACTGCGACCGCATTGTTTGCTAAAGATCCTGCTCATGAAAAGACTTGGCGCATTGATATGGTGGCGTGGTCTGAGGCTAACACAGAAGCCTTTGCCGGGATGCACAATCTAGGTAAGCGCATTTTGCTGATTTATGACGAGGCTAGTGCTATTTCTGATTTGATCTGGGAAGTGTCTGAAGGGGCTTTGACCGACTCTAATACTGAAATCATTTGGTGTTGCTTTGGTAACCCTACCCAGAATATAGGGCGCTTTCGTGAGTGCTTTGGTAAGTTCAAGCACCGCTGGACGACTAAACAAATCGATAGCCGTACCGTGAAGATTAGTAACAAGACGCAGATTCAAAAGTGGATTGATGATTATGGTGAAGATCATGACTTTGTGCGGGTACGGGTGCGTGGCGTCTTCCCTTCTACCTCAGCTAATGCGCTGTTTGGTATGGATGATGTAGAAGCTTCAATGGCTAGAATAGCACCGCTAAATTCACAAGATCATGCCGCGACAATATTAGGGGTTGATGTGGCAAGACAAGGCGATGACTCTAGCGCTATTGCTAGACGTAAAGGCATGGTGGCCTTTCCGATTCGACTGATGAAAATACCAGATACTATGCTCGTGGCTACCCAAGTGAGTCAGGAAATAGATAAGCATGAGGCCGATGCGTGTTTTGTTGATGAGACCGGCGGCTATGGGGCTGGGGTGATTGATGCCCTTAGGCAAATCAATAAAGATCCTGTCGGCGTGCAGTTTGGTGGCAAGGCGACAGATAGCCGCTATTTTAACAAGCGCTCTGAAATGGCCTTTGAGCTATCAAAGTGGGTGACATCAGGCGGTAATTTGCCAGACGATCTTGAGCTTAAAGAAGAACTCTGCGCTATGACCTACACTTTTCAAGGCGATAAATTTAGGTTATGCGCTAAGGACGATATTAAGGAAGCCATTGGTCGCAGTCCTGACAAGTTTGACGCCCTGATCCTAACCTTTGCTTATCCGGTATCACCTAAGCATGCCATCCAAAACAACAGACCGCGCACCGATGCTATGCGTGGCCATGATCCCTTTGCGAGATAATATGATTAAATGGCTCAGAGCGTCACACTGTGCAGTTCCCTTGTCTTATCCATGTTTGATGCTGATGGAGTCTGGCGAGTCAGTCATTGGCGTATTTACCCCTGATATGCAGGTCGTCGCTTGGACGGTGGTTAATCTGCCTGACTGGCTGATGCTAAATAGAGGGCGAGGTGCTGGAAAAGTGTGTGGCGAGGAGCACCCCAAGACAACCTTATCAGATGATGACTGCGCAACCATTAGGGCGGCTTACGATACTGGCGCATTCAGCTATCAACAATTGGCCGACAAGTTCGACTGCTCAAAGTCTACCATTAGAGACATCATCAAAGAGCGCACTCGCTTTAGTGAGCGCTTGCATAAATAGGCCGTGTGGATGATATGACATTGAGGCGGTAGACTCTCATTAACTTTAAAAGTGAGAGTCCATTATGTGTTCATCAGTTCCCAGCATACCCGCACCCGCACCACCACCACCCCCACCTCAATTAGCTCATGCGCCTGATGTAAAGGCAGTTGTGGCCGATACAGGCACTCAGAACGTAGCGCAAGGTGGCGGAGGCGTCACCACGACGCTATTAACCGGTGGCCAAGGTGATCCAGTTGCTGCTAGCACGCTGGCTAAGAAGACTTTGCTAGGCGCATAAGTGTCAGAAGAAATCAAGCTACTTAATAGCCGCTGGAACGCTCTAAAGATGGAGCGTTCAACTTGGCTACAGCAGTGGTCGGATGTGAGTCGTAACTTACTACCGGTCAATGGCCGCTATTTCATAGGCGATAGAAACAAGGGCTTTAAACGCCACAATACTATTTACGACTCAACCGGGACTAGGGCGCTTAGAGTCTTAGCGGCTGGCATGATGTCAGGCATGACCTCACCCTCACGGCCTTGGTTTAGGTTATCGGTTACCGATACAGACTTGATGGAGTCTCAACCAGTTAAAGTCTGGCTCAATGCGGTATCCGATCAAGTTAGTGATGTGCTGGCTAAGTCAAACTGCTATCGCGTCTTACACTCCATGTATGAAGAGCTGGGCGCATTTGGTACGGCCTCTGCATTGATCGCTGAAGACTTCAATAACGTCATCCACTTACACGCGTTCACTATTGGTGAGTATGCCATCACGACTAATTGGAAGGGTGAGGTTAATACTTTATACAGAGAGTTTGACAAAACGGTCGCTGAGATCGTTGGTGAGTTTGGCTTAGAGAACTGCTCATCTATCGTGAAGTCAGCTTATCAGCGGGGCAGTCTCGATCAGTGGGTGACATTGATTCATGCTATTGAGCCAAGAGCCGATCGAGATCAGAGTAAAAAAGATAATCTCAATATGCCGTTTAAGTCGGTGTACTTCGAACGTAATGCGGGTGATAAGAAGGTTCTACGTGAATCAGGCTATCAGACCTTCCCTTGTGTATCACCTCGCTGGACTACAGTCGGGGGCGACATCTATGGCGTTTCACCAGGTATGGAAGCGCTAGGCGATATCAAACAATTACAAGCACAGCAATTTCGCAAGTCTCAAGCTATCGACTATCAAGCCAATCCCCCTATTCAAGTGCCATCGAGCATGAAGAATAGAGAGATCGAGTTATTCCCCGGCGGTATCTCTTATTACGACGCCTCGTCTGGCACTCAAGGTGTCAAGACCGCCTTCGAAGTCAATCTCAATCTGCAAACCTTGCTTATGGATATTCAAGATGTGCGTACCCGTATTAATGGGGCGTTCTTCTCTGATATTTTCATGGCCATCAGTCAGCAAGATACGCGCATGACCGCAACTGAAGTGGCTGCGCGTAATGAAGAAAAGATGCTGATGTTAGGACCAGTGGTTGAGCGCCTTAATAATGAGCTACTTGATCCACTGATAGAAACAGTATTCGAGCGCCTACTAACTGCGGGCATGTTGCCGCCACCGCCTGAAGAATTAGCCGGCCATGATCTTAATATCGAGTATGTATCTATGTTGGCTCAGGCTCAAAAGGCGGTATCAGTCAATGGCATCGATAGATTTGTATCAAGCATGGGACAGATTGCCACCTTACGCCCTGATGTTCTGGATAAGTTTGATCCTGATCACTGGGCGGATGTGTACTCAGATAAGCTAGGTATTGACCCCGAACTGATCATCAGTGGTGAGCAAGCTGGCCTAATACGTCAACAACGCGCACAGGCTCAAGCTCAACAGCAAAAGCAAGCACAGCTGATGGAAATGTCACAAGCCGCCAAGAATCTAGGACAAACTTCAACTCAACCCGGTACAGCCACTGGCGACATGCTGTCCAAAATGCAAGGACAACAACAAAATGGCTAGACAACTATTTTCAACGCTAGGCTATACCGTCGGCGCTAAAGAATATACCGAATTAGAGGGCGTCCCAACGACTGCGACTGATGCGACGGCTTTAGTCAGTGGCCCTTGTACTGGTATTGCTGTCACAGGCGCCGGTAACGTCGCGGGTACTTTGGCATCAGGCGGCACGTTCTTATTAACAGGCTTAGTAGCAGGCCAGATTGTTAAGATTAACGCCTCTATTATCGCGGCGACCTCAACGACTGCGACTGGCATCTTTGCCTTGTACCCAGCGGGAACAATCTAATGGCTCAATATCCTAATACCCTAGCGTCATCCAATGACATGTATACCAGTTATTCGGATGCTTATGCGGTTGTTCCGAATGACTCAACTGATTTCACACAAGGCGCTACTAGAGCTATCTATGCCGGTGGTGCTGGCACGATTAGTTTAATCATGACTAGCGGTAATGCCGTGACTATAACTGTACCAGCTAATGCGATTGGTTTCGTTATCAACTTAAGAGTTAAACGCATCTTAGCTACCGGTACAACGGCCACTCTGATCTTAGGCTTGTACTAACATGAAAATGCTGAGCATGAAGAAAGATGGCGACGACAGGGGCGAGGCTACTTACTGTATGTCCGCTAAGTATGGTTATGGCTTAACGCTGCACTTAGATGAAGACCAGTGCGAGACTTTGGGCATCTCTAAAGCACTTAAAGCGGGCACACAAGTCACCTTACAAGCCATTGCCATCGTCACCTCTGCAACTGAATCATTAGAACGTGATGGTGACGATAAAGGCACTGATGTCAGTATCTGTTTACAGGTCACCGACATGGGCTTAACGACAGGCAGCACCCTTAAGAACGCAGCTAATCTGCTCTACGGTGTGGATGATAAATAACACGGTCGGTTACGCTATGGATGAAGACTTAAGGGCGGAACGGGAACAAATTAGAAGGATACAAATAGCCGTCGAGTCGCAAGACTTTCAAGCTATCGCCACTTTGCCAGAAGGTCGTCGCTTACTTAGACGCTTGATGGCTGAATGTGGGGTCTTTCAAACCAGCTTTACCGGCGAGGGCTTAACAGCCGCACATAAAGAAGGCAAGCGGGTCGTCGGGCTTTGGGTACTGGAGCAATTTAATAACTGTCCAGATTTATACATACAACTTTTAACGGAACAAACGAATGACCGAAGAAATAGCATCGACGACTGAAGACGTTGCAACTGATGTTGTCATTGAACCGACAGACGCCACTCTATTATCGGCAGAAGCAACCGATGCGCCTGTAGAGATAGAGTACACAGACTTTACCTATCCAGAAGGAACAGTGGTTGACGAAACTATCCAAGACGCCTTTAAAAGCGCGGCCAAGGAAGCAGGATTAACCCAGAAACAAGCACAACACCTGACCGATATGGGCAGTTTGATGAGAACCAAAGTCATGGCCGATCATCAGGCACAACAAGCACAGGTCCATAATGATTGGGCTGAAGCGTCACGCTCTGACAAAGAGTTTGGCGGTGCAAAAATGGACGAGAACCTGGCTATCGCAGGCAAAGCGATTAACGCTTTTGCCACGCCTGAACTAAAAGCACTACTTGATTCAACCGGCATTGGCAATCATCCAGAGATGATCCGTGCTTTCTATCGAGCAGGCAAAGCAATGTCAGAAGATAACTTAGTACCTGGGGGTAAAGGCCCAGCCGCTACGTCATCACTGGCTG